GAGCAGCGGAAGACTTCCATACGTTCTGTACTGTTATGGATAAAGCTCCTGCATCTCATATGCTGGAGTGGCATAAGCATTTGATTACAGGTGAGAGCAATAGGTACCTACTAGATATCGCAGGCCCCAATCTTGACATCCTCGCTCCACGAGGTTCTGCCAAGTCGACCGTGCTCAACATGTTTACCGCGTGGATTATTGGTAGACATACAACTGCTGGTCTTCCCCTTCAGATCATCTACTGCTCGTACAACATCGCTACAGCAATCCCGAAGAGTCGAATTATTAAGCAGATCATCGACTCTGCAACGTTTAAAAAAATCTTTCCAAAGGTCCAACTGCGAGCTGGCATGCAGTCGGATATTGGTTGGTCGATTGATTTCGATTATGCAGGTATCAGCCGGGTGGGCGACGAAGAATTCACCCTTCGAGCAGCGGGTCTTCGAGGTTCGATCACGTCAAAACGTGCTCACCTGGTCATCGTGGATGACCCTATTAAATCGAGCACTGACATCAAAAACCCTTCGATTAGGGAGGAGATGAACGGTAACTGGAGCTCGGTTATCGCTCCGATTATTTTTGAAGGTGGTCGAGCTATCTGTCTAGGTACTCGATTCCACCCCCTCGACATCCATAAAACGATGTTCATTCCGGAGAAGGGCTGGAAGCAGGTTCAGCAGGAAGCGCTTACATATGACAACGCTGGTGAAGCTGTGAGTTATTGGCCTGAGCAGTGGAGTGTTGATTACTTGCTTGGGCAGAAGGAACTGGACCCCGTGGCATTCGCCTTCCAGTACCAGCAGCAACCAGTAATGACCTCAGACCTAATCCTCTCTCCAGACCTTTTGGTGAAAGGGGACGTTGTTACGGAGTTTGATTCTCTTGCTGTCGGAATCGACCTTTCAGCGAGTAAGAACGAAACCTCTGACTACACCGCTTTTGTTCTTGGAGGGAGACTAAAAGATCAGTACTACATCATTGATGCTCATCAGGTTCGGTCGATCGGGAACTTAGAGAAGATCGATCTCCTGTGCAAAATGCTTGTTGAGTGGGGCATCCTTCAAGAGAACCCCGAGGGGCAGTACTTCCCTACATATTCCACTTGTACCCTTGTCGTTGAATCCGTGGCTTATCAAGCGTCGCTTGCAGCAGATCTAAAACGAGTGATGCTGAATGAATGGGGCCTAGGAAATCTTCATATCCACGAGGTGAAAGGCTTCAGAGGTGACAAGATCGCTCGGTTCAGGGGTACCCTTGGGCTTCTGGAGAACAAGAAGGTGGTCTTCAATCGGTACCGAAGATTCGATCAGCTCTTTGACCAGGTTATTAACGTCGGTGCAACCTCTCACGACGACTTGCTTGACGCTTATACACACCTCGTGTGCTTCCTGCAACGCCGTGGTAACTATCACACGGAGTACTAATCAATGATCTCGGAATCCTGGCGTTATGACGAAGCTGTTATGAACACTTACAGAGTGATGTTTAACATCACTGCTCACAACCCACTTTCACGTGTCGATCAACTTCTAGAGGTTCTTAGGGGTTACGACGAAATTCCTGCTGCTCAAAAGGATGTTTTTATCTATATCGATCATGAACATAAACAGGATAAGGAAACCCTCTTAAAAGTTCTTGAACCAAACCTCAAGACACTAAGTCTTTGTGTTTTGGTTGCGGGTCCGGAGTACCAGGGTTTTTCTCTTTGCTGGTCGCATAAACCGACACTAAAGTTAGCTGTTGAGACTAAGTCTTATGACATTTATATTTATAGCGAAAATGACATGGTGTTCAACAGTGAGCATTATGCCTATTGGTTAACCTATCGTCAATTCCTAAAGCCGTTAAACCTTGAGCCAGGCTTTTGCCGTTTTGAGCGGTACGACCATAAATGTGTTCCGTTTGATAATTACAAAAAGTGGCGTCTAACAGGACCTACGCCAGATGTCTGGGGTGAACGACCTTATCAAGTGCAAGCGTACCTAACACCCACGCTGGATCTACTTGGTTTTGTCTCTTTGGGTAACCCCTATATGGGTTTAATGGTCCTGGATCAGGAGATGGCGGAGACTTATATCTACTCGCAAAGTTGTGACTCGGCTAAGAGTTTCGCACTAACTCGTCACCGTTGTTGGCCGATTGCCGACAGAAGTTCTATGGGGCTCGCCTTTGAAGGACTTAAGAGTGGACAGGAGCACCGTCGAGTGGTGCCAGTTGTGAAAGACGAAGATAAGGTTGTTATCGCCCCTTATGGCTTAGTTGAGCATTTAGATAAAAAGTACAGCACGCTTCTAGCTGATGAGGATGGTACCCTCATGGATATTTCTGAGATGTTCCTGGTATGAGCGATCGTGTCTCTCATCCGTCTCATTACAATCAAGGTGAGATCGAATGCATCGATGCTTTAAGGGCATCTTTGGGCTCTGAAGGGTTCAAAGGTTTTTGCAGAGGTTCGGCGATTAAGTATCTGTGGCGTACCGAGCACAAGAACGGCGTTGAGGATCTTAAAAAGTGTGCATGGTATATAAACAAGCTCATCGAAATTGCTGAGCAAGAAGGTTAAACTATTACTGAGGCTTCTTACTTATGGATATCCGCGCTTTTGGTTCTGTCTTTCCTCAGCAGGCCAGTCTGCCGTATGCGAGCGGTTTTGTCTGGGCACCTGCTGACGGGGAGAAGCGGTTTAGTACCTGCCGTTGTTTATATATTGAAGGGGACGCTACCGACACCTTTTACATTGAATTAAACGACGCCCCAGGTCAGTGGATTCAAACTGAGGTTGGTGCGAACAAAGTTCTGCCTTTCGCAGCCACAGCTATTAGCGGCGGCAATGTCGACAGTGTCAAGGTGCTCTTCTGATGGCTAATCAATTCGTCCCCTACGCCTTTAACTTCTCCAAGGCTTACCAGGATCAAGTTTTTGCAGCTGACCAACAGCGTCGAGCTAATCAAACTGCTGATTCGGCTTTCGCTCAAATGTCGGCGGACGAGGATTCTGAGCTGATTGGTCAACCCACTCCTCAAGCACCTGCTACTCCGACTGTTACTTACGGCGATGGCGTTGAGGGTCCCGTTGACGCTCTTGAGCAAGACAGAGAAATTATGTCTAGAGCTAAACGTCGAGCAGGAAAGTACTTAACTGAAGCAGGTTGAACTAGTATGTTGGCAGCCTTTATGCTGCCAGCGTGCTTTTAGACGTCTTCACTTACTTCAACGAGAAGGAGCTTCTTGAGTTGCGTATCCGCACTCTGGAGAAGCACGTTGATGGTTTTCTTATTACCGAAGCGAACAGGACGCACAGAGGTGAAGAGAAGCCTTTTACTTGCTTAGAGACTCTTAAAGAACTCGGTATTTCAGACGATAACATTCAAGTCCTACACGTAGAGCTTCCCTCAAAGGAAGAAGCTCCAGACCCGTGGCTACGAGAGCGGGGTCAGCGAGATGCAGCAAGTGTGGGACTGCATATGGTCCCTGACGACACCGTCTTTATCTGTTCGGATCTTGATGAGATAGCCAATCCGGATAAATTAAACGATCTTATTTCGACTGTTGAGGAAAACCCTGGCAAGGTTGTAAAGCTAAGTATGTCGATGCACTATGGACGTGCTGATCGCCAGTTGATCACTCCTGACGGTTCTCCTTTCAACTGGCGTAACGCTTTTGCCGCGACAGTAACTACTCTTAAAGCTCACAGTACGCTCTCATCTATGCGAGCTGAGACTAATTATGTGACTTTTGGGGAACTTGATGCTGGTTGGCACCTCAGCTGGATGGGGGACAAAGACCGTCGACTGGCTAAGTTGAAGTCTTACGCCCACTGGGAAACTGACACCTCTGACGTTGAGAAAAAATGTGCTGAGTTCTCAGCGACGCCCGGTGGCGTAGACATGCTCGGCAGAGAGGATCACATTATTGAAAGTTTCCCTCTCGACAAACTCCCTGAGGGCGTATTCACACTCCCTCGCGTAAACAAGTTCCTGCTTCCTTCCTAATGCTTGTTGATACCTTTACCTATTTCAACGAGAAAGAGTTGCTTGAGCTTCGCATAAATGCTCTAAAGGACCACGTTGACGGTTTCATTATTGCTGAGGGTAATAGAACTCATAGAGGTGACCCTAAGCCTTTTACTCTCAAGGACACAATTTCAGAGCTTAAATTACCCTCCAATAACATCCAAGTTCTCGAGGTAAAACTCCCATCTTGTGAAGAGGCTCGCGATCCCTGGGTGAGAGAGCGTGGTCAGAGAGACGCACTGGCTAATGCACTCACATTCCTACCGGAAGATGCAGTTTTTATTTGTTCTGACTGCGATGAGCTGCCTAACTCGGACTGTTTTGATGATCTGAAGAGTGCTCTTTTAGAGAACCCCTCCAAGATCCTTGGTCTGAGTATGTCTATGCATTATGGGCGTGCTGACCTTCAGTTGTTTTCGCCTGAAGGAGAGCTATTTGAGTGGCGATGTGCGACGGTGTGCACCGTTGGTGCACTCAAGGCCCACGGGTCATTAACCCGAATTCGTGAGCAACCGAATCGTAAGTTTATCGGTTTGCGTGATGCGGGTTGGCACTTTAGCTGGATGGGTACTCCGGGACAACGAGCACGCAAGTTGAGTTCTATTGCAGAGCATTACATCTGGGATCGTCCTGAAATACAGGCTTTGTGTGCTGATTTTGTTCCTCGAGAAGGTGCCACGGACATGCTTGGTCGAGAAGATCATCTATTAACTAGGTACTCCATCGAGGATTTACCCGAAGAAGCGGTTAAACTGGACAGAGTGAAAAAGTATCTTCTTCCCGATGGCTGATAAGATGCCTCCTGAACTCCTCAAGCGCTTCGAAGAGAAGCGTGAGGAAGACAAAGCTCCCAGCGGTGAAGAGCTGAAAGCAAAAAGCCAAAAGCGTAAGGACGCACTCG